GGAAAGCTGCCGGCACATGCCCAGCGTTATGCATACCGCCCCAAAGGCGAGAATTCAACAAGTCAATCTGCCCCGACGACAAGACCATCGAGTCCAGCTCCGGGAGCAGTTCCGCCGAAGAGACCAGGAAATACAAAGAAAGTTCCGTCTTTTACGAGCACAAGCCGAGGAGCACAAAATGCCGCACACGTTGGACGATCCATCGTTGATGCACAAGCGCATGTAAGTGGATCCATCGATGCCCTGCGAGAGATGCAGGATGCCCTTAATCAGGAGCGACAAGACGCCGCTGACAAGAAGGAGGAAGAAAAGAAGGCGAAGTAAGAAGCTGAGAAAGAAGCTTTGCGCCAGGAGTTCCTAGAGAGAATGGGAGGGTTGCATTATTGGTATGAAGAAGACGTTCCGTTTTCGAGGATGTTCATCCTCTTCTTCTTCATCACTTTTGCGATCTCGCTCTTTAGTTTTGGAGATGGGACCGAATCAGGGTCCAATCTTGAATCATTGTGGAAATGGTTCATTGTCGTACTGGGTTCTTGTCCTTTGCCCGGTCCGCTTCCATTCATCATCACATTCATAGACTATTTAGTCGTTTCATTTCAGATGTATGATGTGTTGTTGCTTTCCATTTCGTGGGCTGGAACCGGAGCGTTCCTAGCCGACTTTACCTATTGTCTATTCTTCAACAAGCGGTTTTTCCTTTGGCCTAAATCCAAACACGAATATTTTTTGATCAAAACATTCCAAAATGAAGAGACGGAGCAGGACCTGAGGGCTGACTCCAATGGACGGGGTGATAATAAGCATTTGAACTGTTTCTACGCAGAAATTAGGTATGTTTACACCCTGGGCCTGTACTATCGCGTCAAGAACTTCCGAGTTTCAATGGAAGTCTTGGCGCAGCTGACTGGACCTAGAATCATGAATCTCTTAACTGATGATGACATGGTTCTCCAGAAGCTTGTCGCGGCTGGCGGCGCATTAGATACAGTTAACATCAATAGGGCAATTGTTTTCGGTGGGATCAACATCGTGAGCAATACCGAACAGCTAGCATACGGCTTTTACAGGCACTTCCGCAGAAATGCATCAGAGGTGCCTTTTGGCCGGGCCCCTCTTCACCAGCATTGAAGCCGGACTTGAGGGTGGCGTGGGGATACCGAGCAGGTGAAGTTGACCTGCCCGTCTTGGGTTGTCTTAAGGAAGGCACCAAGATCGGACGGCCGTGTTGGGAGGATGATTCAGTCCGACCACCAGTTATGGCCAGTCTAGGGTGTCCAGTTCGGGGTGCGGCTTGTCCACATCCCGATCCCCACGATCCACTCACAATGGTGGGAGGGGTTGTTAAACGTTTCGCGGCAAAGCCACCTTTGGCGAACCACACTGTACTCGGTGTTAGGAAGTCTGATTATCAAACGTTCATGTATTTGCGGACCCGTAAAGGGACGCCGATCAAGAAACGCACACTCAGACGGTTTGTTAGAGAATATTGTAAGAAGAATCTCGTCCCGATTCTTCCCGAAGCGGACACTTCACTTGAGACTTGGTTGGGGAAGACCAATTATCCCGAGTGGAGGAAGCAGGAATTAAGAGAAATTTGGAAAGTAGTAGAGAGTATGGAGAACATCAAGACGACCAAGAAATGGTGGAAGGTCGGTTCATTCCAGAAAGACGAAACTTACCCCGACTACAAATGGCCTCGGGGGATCAATGCGCGCAAGGATCAGTTCAAGTGCGCAGTTGGCCCAATTTTCCACTTGATGGAGGAAAACATTTATTGCAATCCGTCCTTCATCAAACATGTTCCTGTCTCTGAA